CTTATAACCTGTTCAAGTTTTTCTTGGTCAATCTTCCTGAAGTTTCTTACATTAATGTATTCGTTCTGGGGATACTTCTTAGTTTTATATTTTATATCAACATCAAACACGTCAGTATAGTATCCCGAGATGTTATTGCCGCTAATAAATACCGTTTCTGGATTAGGTTCAGACGGCACAAGAACCACTCTAAAAACAACTCCAGGATATTGATCCCATGTATATGTTATAGAGTGCGAGAATGGAGCATATTCATCTTCCGTTAGTGCAGCATCCTTACCCAAAAGTACTGAACTTTCAGGTGACCACACAGGCAGAGACGTCGGTGGATCTAACGGTTCATCAGGCATTATGCATTACCCTTTGGTGGAATAGTGTTGAGTAAGAAGAAGCCTGCAGGCAAACCTTGAGCATTTCTCTTAAACGTCTTATCATTAACCATAGTAAACGCCATTCTACGGTTGTTATCCTTACGATAACTAATATGCATCCAAACAGAATCTGGGAAACGATATTCTAAAATCAATTGATCGTAAACGATAAGTTGCTCAATCTTCTGGATCATCTCAAAAGTCTTAGTGTTCTTATCTGGAATCTTCAACACGATGTCAACACAGTGACCTTTACAATGGTCTGATGTTGGAGACTCGTTTGATACAACACCTTTCAAGCGATACCCAGAAGAAATCACCCACTGAGTGTTATAACCTGAACGACCACCTGGTAATACGTTCATGATTGGCTCAAGAACGTTGTTAGCAGTTTCAGCCATGTTACCAACGATTTCTTGCACGTTGTATAGACGTTCCGGAGCGCCAGCGTTTGGCTTCAACATCTGAGGTGTTAATCTATGCTTACCACCAACACCACCAGAAATCATCATACCAATAACAACGTTCTTTGATAGTCTGTAGTCGTCAGTAAAGTCTCGTGTGTTTTGGATATTATTTTTATCCACGGGGATAGGTTTGTTTGATCCACCAGTAGGTAATGCGCCAACCTCATCTGCTGCAGGCAATCCACTTGCTCCGTCAACACCTTCTTGAGCAGCTTGTCGCTGCGCTTGAGCACGTCCCTCAGGTGTATCCCAGTCATCTGGTGTTTCAATAGTAGCCTTTTCTTCAAACTCTCTTGGAGGAGCGATAGAATATCCCACAACTGAGTTTAAAGGTTGACCTGCTGGCGGTGGTGTTAATGCTACGTCTTCAACGTCTACTGCACCAGCAGCGCTACTGCCGAAGTTACCTTCAGTATAATTCATGTTCATAGTTGCAGCAACGGCAAAGTTTGCATCACCCTGAGATTCAATATTGACGTTTGCACCTTTAGTTGAAAAGTCGGCAACTGACTGCATCATCATACCTGCTTGTGATTTAAGCATAACACCATTAGCATCAACTGCAAACTTACCTGCAACTTTCATTAACAGGTCGCCACCAACAGCTAGAGTTGTATCGTTCGCGCTGCCAATCTCTAAGTTGTTACCAACTTGAACCTTGGCGTTTTGTTCTACCTGAATATTTGCATCTGAACGTGCAAAGATATTAGTGTTACCGTCAACAGTAATATTACACTCACCTGCTATGTGGAAACAACCGTTTTGTTCCATTAAAACAAAGTTATCACCAACAATATAATTTACTTGAGTTCCGTTGGCATCAACTTCAGTGAATGTACCTGAACGGTGGTATGTATTAATACGTTCTTGCCCTGGCGTATCATCAAACTCTTGGATGTGGCCAGATTCAGTTTCGTATACTTTGTTGAATGGATACTTAGCACCATATGGCGCTGCAGGTTGATCCCAAGTAGATCCACCAGAAGTTGGTATTCCTACTTTACGGTTTGCATCTTTTAGCTTAACCACTGTACCTTCAATAATACCACGAGCTAGACGGTTTACATCAGATTCGCCGATATAATCTTTTAACGGGTACTTGTTATTTGGATCACGGAAACCCAAACCAAACGAACCAGTCTCAATAGATTTTTTAGATGGTCCTGGTGTACCGTCTCCGTCTTCAACTACTGGGGCGTTTGCACCTGCATCCTTAGCTAATCCTCCGCCAGCTTCTTTACCATAAAAATACTCATAGTAAGATAACTTTCTAGCGGCAATATCTGGTGAGTTTACACCAACAGCTTTCTTAGCTGAATAGAAATAGTCAGGGTGTGCGTTGGGGTTGACACCTTTTGATACGCGATCCTTAATATACAATGCAGCGATAATAGCAGAAGCATTGATGTCTAAATCTAATTGATCAGGGAAATTAACAATATCAACTAACACGCCCAGCTTTTGAGCCATGTCGTTGTATTTTTTATAATTTGAATATCCAGTCAACTGAATAAAACCACGCCCATAATACTTACCACCCATCTCATCAGTGGTGTGCCCGAAGAAACCCTTACCACGCTTGGTTGGGCCATACGCCCATGAGAAGAATTCTTCTCTAGTTAGACCCTTCTTACTGGCATTAGAATACTTCTCAACATCTTCATCTGTAGCAAATGAGAAAATCTGTTTCAACCTAGATGGAGAATAATTGAATGCTTCTTTCTGAGGAATCCATCCTGATTCACCACCAGCAATACCAAGTAAAGCACACTTCTGTTCTTTAGTAGTCAATCCGACTTTATCGCAAGCAGTAATAAGAGCCTTAATACCCTCTGATGCTTTAGTTTGAGTGTTCTTAAATTCAGGCAGAGGTGGAAGAGTTGGCAGTTCTGCGTTTACAGGTGTTGGTTTCACAGGGTCAGCTTTCTGATCCAGCGTGGAACCTGTAATGTTAGTCTTAGACTCAATGACGGACTTAACTGACGCTAATGGCGGTGCAAAGTCTAATAAGTTCTCTCCAAAATCTCGTACAGGTTTTGATACAGTAATTTGTGTTCCGCTATCAATAGAAACAATAACTGTACCATACTCAATACCATATCCGCTAATACGCATATTAGCTGACAGTTTAGAAGTTAAATCTTGACGGTTGTAGTCTGGGTCATATAGCTTAATCTGTTGCCCTGTAGTTGGACCAGGAACGCTTCTTAAACGAACAACGTCTTTAACTTCACCAGATTCAGCAATTGGCCCAGAGTCGTCAAAGTCAATAGGTACAGGGTTTGTGGCAATACCACCAACAGCGCCAAGAATGATACCTTGCTGATACGAATCATCAAGATACATAATAACAACAGATGATCCTTCAACTGGACCAATTGGAGTCCACCCGATACCATTCATAGCAGCGGAAGTTGTGGGTTGCATCGCTGCACACCATGGTAAATCGGATGTAGGTAATAAGTTCTTATCGTGAGTGTGTAAACCTACAACACGCACTTGACAACGACCCAATTGTAACGGATCGCTTCGGTTCTCAACAACTCCAAAGAATATATTCTGTGCCATTATTAAACTTTCTTCTTCATAGAATCTTTAATTAATTCAATATAACAACTGTGACCATCAACAGATATTTGATGATTGATAGCTGCTATTAGATACTTACCACTGTTCACGTCATCTACTAAATCTTCTGTGCGGTCTTTCTTTTGCATTGGACGCTTTTTATATAGAGTTAATTCTACAACTTGTCCAACGGTATAATCACATCTACCTGCAACCGTGATGTTAACCTTTTGAGCTTCAGCCATTTTCAAGAAAGAGATACGTTCTTGAACCACGCGAGCGTTAGTTGTATCACCGAAACTTGTAAACGTTTCAAACGCACGAGGGAATAGAATATGCTTTGCGCTACTTCTACCAATTGCCTTCTCAGAGAACAATGGGTTTTTGTTTAAGTGAATCTGCTTATCAAACTTCTTCTTAATATCAAAATTCTTTACAGTGTATGTTTTCTTAGTCGAGTCATAAGAGATAAGTTTGGAAGTATACATACCGCCAGATAATCTATCCATATAGTCATATGATTCAACAAAGTCAATCTCACCAACACGCTTAAAATCTTCCATGATGTTAAGAGCGTTACCACCTTGTGGAAAGCTGTCACGAGAGTACTTATCCATAACAAATTGTTGATAAGATTTTGACTGATATAACTTTTCTAAAGACCTAAAGTTAAACCCATCTCTGTTCTCATAAAACAAAAACGAAGGAGACTGGTTTTCTGAAATAGAGTTATCAGATAAGAATGTTAAGTTTTTAACGGGACTCCAATATGGGGAAACGTACTTAATGGTGTTACGAGTATTCTCGATATTGAATTTCTTTTTACTTTCAAGACCATCTACATTATCAACCACAAACGTATTAACAATATCTGAAATCTTACCAGCAAAAACTTTACTAATCTTTTTATTAGAATCCGCAATGGCTTCAGCTGAGATAAAGTTTAGTTCATATCCAATAGCTCTATCACCAAGGTTTATTTTATCATTCATCTTATAGATATGAAACAAACCTGAGATAGACTTGTTCAAAGTTGGAGTTGTAACTTTTAACTCAACATACTCTTCACCAATAAGCGGTAGTAGAGACTGCAAATCAAATGATTCTTTTAGAACAATGGCTCCAGTAATAAACGGAGAAAAAATATCTTCAAAAATTCTAATTTGAATAATTTGATTTCTAACGTTTTGATAAACACCCTTAGATGTGATGATCTCCACCTTCTCGATGTTAACATCACCAGCATATCTTAACGTATTTGCAGCATTATAACTCATCTTGGTAATTTCTTAAAATTGTTTCCAGAAGAGTAGGAGAAATAATCTTAATTCTACGTTTCTGGTCATTCTCAAAGCGATGTTGAATATCACCTGTAATTGGAACAGCGGTTTCGCTAGGATTGATTTGTTGCCCAGTTGGGTTTATATAATACACTGGGTTGTATTCTCTACCTTCAGTTGTAATGGTTAATTGCACATTACCAATACCTTGTTTAACAGTCGAACCTTCTTTACCGTGAGCGATTAACCATTCATCTGAAGGCGTTGTTAATGGGAAATAGAAGTATTGAGTGTCTACATCCAGACCAAGTGGGTCAGTTGGAAAATTTATATAGTTAACAAAAGAACTATCATCATCTGCAATTTTAATTGCAACTGGTGCGGTCAAATATGCAGGGTCAAATGGAACCTCTGTACTTGTAATCTTAATATAGAATAATACAACTCCATCAGTATTCGTTGTCCAATACCAATCGCTGGAATGTAGAGTTGGGTTATACACGTCAGCGATATGCTTTTGTAGAACGGCTTCGGGTAACGGAAAGTCAGCGCGATAATCATACTTACCATTAGCCAACATAACAACCCAATGGTATTCAGGTGTACCATAAAACTTTTCAGAAATAATTTCTGGCGTTTCACCGTCAATGATATCATATTCATCATACAAGGTGACGTTTTCTAATATCTCTTTTCGGAAACGGATGTTTCTAGTGATATCACGAACAATACTGGTTTTGATCTTGTCGCCATAATTGAAGTCGTATAGAAACTGAGGGAAATCTTTGAAATACATTATAAACCTCCACCTGGACGCATTCCAATACTTTCTTTGGAAGCAAGTTGAAGTTCTTTGAACTCTAATGAAATATTAATTTGCGTTGGCATACCATTACGGAATACTGAGAAATTACCATTAGGTGTATAGTTGATAGTCATGTTAGTTAACACGCAAGAAGTGTGTTGGTGAATATTCATATTCTCAACACCACTGCTGTAATATGTAATATCAAATTCTGATGGGTAAATCCACACATAATTAAGTTCACTCTTAAACTCTGGATGCATATGCAACTTAAACTGATGAATAATGTTTAAAACATTCTCAGCCTCAAATTCATCTCTTGGATAAAATTGATAATCGAAGGTAAACTTACGGAACTCAACTCCCTCGAACACTTGTTCTTTTTTAGGGTTAGAAGCTAAACCTGCTGCAGCTCCCACGCCTGGTGGTAGTTTACTCAACCCGATAGCGAAACCAGCTTCAGCGCCAACTGACGCGAGATCTGTCATATTCTTCTTGACAGCTGATCCATTAGTATTGATCGCATCTAATACTGAAGTGCCCGCTTGCATAAGAGCTTGAGTGCCAGAAGTTCCTTGTTCACCCCATGATGTAGCGTATGTGACACTCAGTTGATTTGGAACGTGAAGTGCAATAGCAGTTTTTAATCTACGCTGACTGCGGGCATTATATGGTACAGCATTCTTAACAGCTTCAGTATTAACGTTGCCGAGTTCTTCTGCAGATTTTTCTGCCTGCCCTGTTAGCTTTTTAAAGTTAGCAACAAGCGAACCACGCATTCTAGCTTCTACATCCGTATTAAGAACAAAGTCCTCTTGGGTGAGTTCTAACCTAGAAGCGTCTGATAAGTTTATATAGAAGATGGCATAATTCCCACCATAAACCGTAGACATAAGGTCAGATGGGTACGAGTATTGATCAGACTTGTATTTGTTAGTTTCAAACCTTTTACCAGTTTGTCTGTTCATCATTTGCTGTTTTGGTGGGTTAAGTGCTTTCGCACCAGTATCCACAACCTGGTTGTATGCACTCTTTGCAGAGGCTGTCGCTCGGTTTGTAGCAGATGTAACTTTGTCGCTTAGATAGTCAACAATATTAGCCATTGGGATCCTAAATATTTTTTATTTGATTATATATTTATGTTCCATAAATCAAGGTATGCCCCAATTCATCCAGAAAAATACTCAGGGGATGTATCTAACATCATATGTAGGTCTTCTTGGGAAAGACGATTTGCCAAGTGGTGTGACGTAAACCCATCAATAGTTCGATGGAGTTCAGAAGAAACGGTAATCCCGTATTTATGTCCAACCGATAATAAGCTACACCGATACTTTATTGACTTTAAGATCAAAGTTCAACAACGAGACGGATCTACCAGAACGTTTCTGATAGAAATTAAACCTCTAAAACAAACATCACCGCCAGTATTTCCTGGTCGTAGAACTCAGCGGTATATCACCGAGTCATATGGGTTTATTAAAAACCAAGCCAAGTGGAAAGCTGCCAGCGAATATGCTAAAGATAGGGGCTGGGAGTTCAAGATTATAACGGAGAAGGAATTGGGCGTTTGACCTAAATAGTCAATATGCCTACTCTCATTAAGCAAAACCGTACCGCTGCCCAGATCGCTGCTCTCGATATCTTCGAGAAGAATAAGTACGACCTAAAAACTGCGTTTCGTAAATCCAAGGCTTGGTACGAACAGCAGATGATTTTACTAATGAAGCAAATTAACAGCCCGTGGGTTGTAATGAAGGGTAATCCAACTCAACTGACGACGAAGTTGATGCCTGGTAAGATGTACATGTATGTGTATGATCCGTTGTATAAAAGTCAAATTCCTTACTACGATCGCTTCCCATGTACACTACTTTATAAACGTACAATCAGCGGGTTCAGTGGTATTAACTTCCACTACCTCCCATACCAAATGCGTGTTCAATTATTGTATTATCTCATGCAATATAAGACCAATGCCAAGATGGATGAAAACACTCGTATCAAGTATAGTTGGGCAGCTATCAAGGGTGTACAGAAATTCGCAGCTGCAGTCCCAGCTTTTCACAATTATAACTTTGGTGGGCTACGTTCAACGTTCAGAGAAATCAGAGCGTATGATTGGACCACTGCTGTTCTACTACCTATTGAGCAGTTCGTTAAAATGCCTGATGACAGAATTTGGGATAAATCTCGTCAGTATGTAAACTCGATGAAGAGAAAGAAAAAGAAATAAATGGCTGCAAATAGACAAAAAGATTTTATCGCTGAGATTAAAACAAAAGGGTTAGCAAGAACTAACCGTTTCACAGTTGACTTTACCCCACCAAAAGCTATGCCTGAAATGACAAAGCGTATGTTGTTGTTCTGCGAAAAGGCTACACTGCCTGGCATTAATTTCGCGTCTACTGCAAACCGCACATATGGTGAAACTAGAGAAGTCGTCTATGATAGAATGTATGATCCGATAACTTTAACATTCCACGTCGACCGTAACATGACAGTTAAAAGTATCTTTGACGTTTGGACTCAACATATTGTTAACCCAATGGATAGATCTATCGGTTGGTATAATGAATATGTTACTCCAATGACTATTCGTATTCAAGACTTAGAAGACAAAGTAACATATCTGGTACAATTATATGAAGCATATCCTAAGTCTATTGGCGCTGTCTCTTTAGACTCTCAGAACAATAGCGACACCATGAGATTAGATGTAACGTTTCAGTATAAGTATTGGTACGCTGTTCCTATTCAACAGGATCCATACACTCAATTAGAAAAAACTTCTGGTGGTTTTAAAGGGTACTTAGATAACTTCACAGGCTTCCAAGAGAAGTATATGAAAGGTCTTGGCGAAGCTGGTAACTTTATCACTGGTGCAGTTGGGCAATATGCTATGAGAGGGTTCTCTCAAGTTACAAGTAGAATTCCTTCTATTAGATTTTAACATTGGATTTTAACATGAATACTGATGAGTCTTTGTCAAAAATATTTGATATTGAACCTATGAAAGAACAAGAGGTTGAAATTCTCCCAGCAACGGGAGAAGTAAAGCTCACTTCTAATAAGATTGAAAGCGATTATGATACTAGTCGTGACAACCTTCACGACTTACTGCTGACGGGTAAAGATGCATTAGAACACGCTTTAACCGTCGCCAAATCTTCTGAACATCCAAGAGCGTTTGAAGTAGTCGGTGGGTTGATGAAGCAACTTGCCGATATGAACCAACAGCTTATGGACATCCATCAACAGAAGAAAAAACTTGAAGAACCTGCTAAGGGTACTACAAAAGAAATAACTACAAACAACGCAATTTTTGTTGGCAGTACCACTGATTTGAACAAAATGATTAAGAAAATGACAGGAGAATAATATGGCTTTACCAATGAATACTCAACCAACGTTTAATATGGTTATTCCATCAACTGGAAAAACTGTTCGCTTTAGACCGTTTGTTGTAAAAGAAGAAAAAGCGTTACTGATCGCTCAACAATCAGAAGACCCAACTGTAATGGTTGATACATTAAAGAACGTGTTTAGTAGCGTTATCCAAGATAAGGTTGATGTTGATAAACTAGCAATCTTTGATATTGAATATATGTTTTTACAGATTCGTGGTAAGTCCGTTGGTGAGACTATCGACTTGTTGTTCCAATGCGATGAAGACCACGGCGAGCAGAATGAAAAAGCGCGAAGCAAGGTTGTTATTAATATCAGCGACTTAGAAGTAGTAAGACCCGAAGGGCATACAAACCGTATCGAGTTGTTTAATAAAGTTGGCATCATCATGCGTTACCCAACTCTAGAAGTAACTGATACTCTAAAAGACGCCAGTGATATTGAAGAAGTGTTTAGCTTAGTGGCTGATCTGATCGACGTTATTTATGACGGTGAAGAAGTATATCATGCCAAGGAAACTAAGAAAGAAGAACTCCTTCAGTTCTTGAATAACCTAACAACAGAGCAGTTTGCAAAGATTCAAAAGTTCTTTGAAACTATGCCTAAGATTTCAACTGAGGTTGAATACAAGTGCCCTATCTGCGGTAAAGAACATCAAAAGTTACTAGAAGGTTTGCAGAATTTTTTCTAATGGCTCTCGGTCATGAATCTCTGGAAAACTATTATAGAATGAACTTTGCACTAATGCAATATCATAAATATAGTTTAGCAGAGTTGGAAGGGATGCTTCCGTTTGAACGAGAGCTATACGTTGCTATGCTGGTACAATATCTAGAAGAAGAAAAACAACGGATTGAATCCAAGAAGAGGATGTAAGCAATGGCTAAAAGAGGCGGCAAGGGACCAATTAAAACAATAGCAAGGGGTATGGGTAAAGCCAATAATGCCCTTGGTCAAATCACGGCTGTGCTCGACCAACAGTCCCAAGCTCTTCAACAGATTCAATCTAGTGGTCAAACTGACTCTGTTTCAAATCAAGGTGATGCTAAAGTCTTAATGTCAATTAAGATTCAACAAGCGCAACTAGAACTACAAAAAGACCAAGCAGCTTTCCTTAAGAAAATTAGTGAAGGTCAAAGTAAGCAGATTGAAGCTCTACAAAAGGGTAACAAAGATTGGAAGTCTGTTGGTGATAAGTTCAAGGATATGAAGCGTAACTTAGCTGATGCCCTAGATCCTAACACTATTAAAAAGGCAATGCTTGGACCATTCTCTATGTTCAAGGGTGCCCGTGATAAAATGGGTGATTATGATTACACCAAACGCATGCGAGCGATGGGTGACACCCGTAGTGATAAAGAACTAAGATCTGCATCTAAACAAAAACGTTCTGATGAGAAAACAGCTCTAAGAGCCCAAGACGAAATTGATCGCCTAAAGAAGATGGGCGCGAGTGAAGAAGATATTAAGAGAAATAAACCTGAACTCTTTAACAAAAGAAACGCTGCGCTGAAATCTGCTCAAGGTGCTAATAAAGTAAACCCCACTCCAAAGGGTAATTTTACTGGCGATCAACCATCAGCACCTCTACCAAAGACTCCATCAGACAAAGGGCAAGTTGCACAATCAACAACTGACTTACTGGCTGAACAACAAGCTGGTAAAGAAAACCAAGCAGAGATGCTACGTTTGACAGCTGGTCAAATGGACTTACTTGCGCAGATTGCAGCAAACACTGCAGCCATGGCAGGCACTTCCAATTCATCTGCGGGTGGAGGTGAAGACTCTGGTCGAGGTGGTAAAGCTGGTGGTGGTTTTGTTAAGACCATGGGCGCTCTAGGCAGCTCAATGAAGTCTCTTGGTTCTGGTCTTGGTGCAATCGGTCAAGGTATTGGCGAAGCAATCGGTGGAGTGTTCAAAGGTATTCTAGGTGGTCTATCTGAAGGCATCAAATTATTTGCTTCTGCTAAGACTGTCGCAGGTATTGCCGTTATGGGTTTACTGACTGCCGTTGTTTGGGGTATGAGTAAAGCTCTTGATGCTTTTACTAATCTAGACTGGGAAACGATGGCCAAAGCTGGCGTAACTATCGCTGCTTTGATTGGTGCTGGTGCTCTAGCTGGTACTATGGCGCCATTGCTGTTCGTTGGTTCAGCTGCCATGGCGGGTCTTGCTGGATCCGTTTGGTTAATTGGCGCTGCCATGGAATCCATGGGCGAGGGTTTAGAGAAATTTACTTCTGGTCTAGAAAGAATATCTCAAATTGAAGGTGATAACCTATTAGGTGTTGCTGCTGGCGTGGCTGCTCTAGGTGCTGCTATCGCTGCGTTTGGTGCTGGTCAAGCAGTAGCTGGTCTTGGCACTTTAGTTGGCAACTTACTAACTATTGGTCAAGATTCGCCAGTTGAACAATTAATTAAGATTGGCACAGTTGGCCCAGGTGTTAAAGCTGCTGCTGATGGTTTGAATACAATGTCTGGCGCGATGAAAGAGTTCTCTAAAGTTGACTCTAATTCAATGAAGGCTGTTAAAGACTTTCCATGGGAACAAGCAACTAAGTTTGCAGCTGCTGGTGGTGCGATGAAAGTTGCAGGTGCTTCAGTCTATAATGCGTCTAAAGGTAACGCTGATGAACAAGCCAAAGTTGATGGTAAGAAAGGTGGAGGTGCTATTGTTAATGCTCCTACGCAAAACGTGTCCAACAATAACCAGACAAACGTCATTAAACCTCCGATTAGAAATACAGAATCCAGTTATAACAGATATCTAATGTCTAGATTCTAAATGTAAAAAAAGGGAGCTTAAAGCTCCCTTTTTATTTGCCTAGACTTTTAGTCTTCTTTAGCAATCTTCTCAAAGTACGACATCACATCCTCATCATCATCCAATGATGGTTTAGCTGTTGCCTTTGGGGTGAAAGCTGGAGCAGACTTAGCTGGTTCAGGTGATTCCATAGAAGTTGGCTCATCGGAAGCCAACTCAGCGGCAGACTTCGCATTGAAGCCATTACCAGAAAGAACCTCATCCAACTTGCGCTTTAGTTCATCGTAAGACTTAAAGTTCTTACGGTCTAAGAAATCAGACAACTTATGTTGCGCATTTACAATACGCAACAGTTTATCTTCATCATCAGAAAGCGCGACTGGTTCGCTGAAAGCAGACTCGTCATAGTTAGTGTATCCGTCTTTTTTACGCATACGCAACTTAAAGTTAGCACCTTCCCACAAGTCAAACACGTTGACTGGCTTTTCATCTTCAAAAGTTGGGCGAGCCTTATCCATGATTTTATCAAAGATTTTCTTACCGAACTTGAATAGAACAACCTTACCTTCGTTCTCTGGGTGTTTTGGATCAGAAACAATAAGAACGTTCGCTACATAAGATAGACGACGCTTTTGGTTCTGAGCAATCTTCTTGTTAGCTTCAACTCCAGAGTTCCACAAAGTGGTATTGAGTTCACTAACAGGATCCTGTTCACCGAGAGTAGTTAGGGAGTTTTCGATGTACCACTTACCAGTTGGTCCTTGGAAACCATGGCTGAAGACACGAACCCATGGGAGTTCATCACCTTCTACACGTGGGAGAAATCGAATAGTAGCAGTGCCGTTGCCTGCTTTGTCACCCTCGAGTTTCCAAAAGCGGTCGTCAGCGTATGACTTAGTTTCAGATTGAGGGTTAGCGATCTTGTCGAATGCTGAAGAGATAGCACCGAAATCGTTATTGCGCATTTTGCGTAGAGATTGAATATCCATTGTATTTTCCTTGTATGTAATTGTATTACGGTTTATTGTTTTTGTATGTGTTGAATTTGAATCTCATCTTCTACTCCAAAGTCGTCATCAAAAACGTCTTCGTCGTTGAAGTTAATATCTTCATCAACATAGCTATTTAGCGTTCTCATTCCACCACCTTTACGGTTATTTGAATGTTTCCCCGAACGACTAGAGGGGCTTTCATCGTCGAAACGATTAGATTGTTTATGATAGGTCTTGCCCATGTTATTACAAAGATAGTTCTTCTTTAAAATGATTAAAAACTTTAGCGACTTTTTCTTTATCGTATTTCA